TACTAAACAAGAAGTCTTGGACGTTTATAACAACCACCGTAGCAACTTTAAGTCCGTCTTGCTTTCTAGCAACGCAGGGCTTGTTACGCCAGACGACGCTGTTCGCCAACAGTTAGTCCTTAAAGGAGCAAGGAACAATGTGGCCGAGGCTATGGCAATACCCAGGTCTTTTGGTCCACTAGAGGGAAGTAGGTAACACCCCGACTTTGTGATCGATACTGATGTACACCAATTGGACCCAGACACTTACTTAGGAAAAATATACAACAAAATAAAAAAAGAGGAGATCAAGAAATCGGAGATTCTTCCAGACGGCTATGAGGGCATTGGCGATCCACGAACAGATGAACGCCTTGCTGATGAGTGGGTTGATGTCGTGGAACCAAGGATAGAGAATAAAATGAAAGGGTATTTAGACCTGGCTCCAGCTATTAACATTCTTACACCACCCAAAGATGTGTCCGATAGAGCCTTAGAGCCTTATAAGCCTAGGCACGGTACTTCCCACATGCTTTCTCAGTTTACAGGGGAGGGAACCGATAACTTGCGTAGGTTGGGAGAAGACTTAGAAATGCCGCTGATCTACACTCCAGAGATTACCAATAGAACCAAAGAACAAATCGCTCTTGATGAAGCAAACTTGGACCAAGACACGGGCTTTTTAGAGAAGCTGAGAAACTGGGTAGAGCACAAAGCAGCGCGTAAAAAAACCGATCCCGCTGTTTATGATGATGGAGACCGCATGCACGCTTGGACAGACCCCAGTACGCTTGCTTGGTTTAGAGGCGGCATGTTTTCGCACATTGATGAAAAGTACCAAAACGCCAAAGGTGCAGTTTTAGCAGAAATACAATCAAGACTACACGGGCATACTCAGGACCCAGATTACAGCGAAACATACCAATCACATGTTAGAGACCGGGAAGGGATGACCGAAAAAGAAAAAGAACAGTACCGAGAGGGCTCGAAAATAGAGAACGCTTGGAAAGCGGTAATAGGCAACGAAACAAGGGACTATTCACGAACAGCAGTCACTCAGGCTCTGTTGGGTAAAACGATTTTAGAGCCTTTTCTACCTAAAGAGCCAATGGGAACAAGGAGTTATGAGTCTGCTTTTCCCGGCGTTCGTTTTCAAGAGGACATGGCTAGAACAGAAACCCCTGTTTTCCCTGAAGATATAGCTGAGCTGTTTCGGCGCCGAGAGATTATAAGCAAGGATGAAGCAAAAGCTTTTCAACAAGCAGCAGATAGGTTTGCTGAAAACGAGATCGGTCCGGTGGCTTTTGATATAGCGGTGGAGGCTTTCCAGCGAACACAGCCTTTAGCGTCCATGGGCCTTAACCTAACGGAAAATCAAACAAAGGAGTTTCTTCAAGATGTAAAACGGGGGGTAGATAGTTCATTTTGGCTGGGTTCGCCAAGATGGAGACAGAAGCTTGTTGATATGAGGCTTTTGGACCAAGCGTTCATGGAAGACCCTGAAGTTGTGGCTACGATGGAAGACGCGATTTCTCTGGCCAGAAACACTCTTATAAACGTTGCTGCCAATAAAAAGAACGATTTTGTTGCTGAAAACACCGAGATTTTTAGAAAAGCTTTAGTCGAAGTTCCTGGGCTAGCGGAAATTGCTTTGCCTTTTATGGAGAATAAGGCGCCTTCTTATAAGGAATACAACGACGCCAAGAAGACGTTCGATGGATCCCAAGTTAGACCAGCCGACATACGTCCAGACTATCCGCTAAAAGCGAACTGGCCCAAAGCTGTATTACAGGCTGCTATTGTCAAGACTCTGCAACACGATCCAGACATTACTCACATCTATATTCCTGATGGCGGGTATGGTGGAGCTCCTCCCACTTCTTACAAAACGGCTCTTAATGAGGCGTACAAGATTGCGGAAGCGTTTGACTTAGAAATTAAGGAGGTAGATAACGTAGCTGGCGGAGCCAGAGTTACTGCGCTAGAGATCGCACCGCTGCGAGAGACAGCTGTAATATATGGAGGCTGGGAAGGTTATCAGAAAGGGGGACTGGTTAAGAAAGCAACGAATCAAGTATTGAACTATGGGGACTACGGAAGACGATTTATCTAAGGAAAAAGCGGCTTCATATTGGTATAACCAGGGTTATCGTGGGGAGGCTTTACACCGAAAAATAGAAGAGACGATGGAACAAGGACGTCTTGTTGATGATAGCTATATTACTTGTGCTGGTGGAGTTTGTGACTAGCTGCTTAGAAACTTAGAGTGTTCTTTTGGGTCGTCTACAATAACCACCCATTCCATGCTGTCTTGTAGCATTACCGTGCTCAAACACGCGTCCATACCAAGCTCTTCAAAAATTTTATACGCTGTGAGCGCGCTAATTTGGTCTTCGTAGAAGTGCATAACCGGTTTGCTGGTACCGTTGGGGAGCTCTCCCCTGGCTAGCTCTAAATGAAAGTCCTCTGGTGAGTACAGGCAAGTGCTGTGTGATAAAAAATCAGCGTCTTCTTTGTTAAAATAGACTAGAGTTATTTCTCCCACTACATCTCCCTAGGACTAATTGCACCGTACTCCTGGTACCAAGCTTCTTCCTGTGCTGTTAATACTTTTCTGTATTCCGGGTGGTACGCGCCTTTGCGTTTGCCGAGCTTTTCCAAATATCTCAGAGCTACGAAGTAGTCCTCGTCTGAGGTAAACACCAAATTGCCTATGGCTTGGGATATGGTTTCAAATACTTTGTGGGCCGGGCTTAAAAACTCGACTTTGATGTTGTCGGGACTTATGTATGATTCACTGGCTACGGTTGTTTCTATGTGCTTTTGTAGTCGCTCAGCAATAAAGTCTAGGTTTCTGTCTTCTTCCCATTCTGCTTGTCCGGCGTGTCCGGCCTTAAATAATTCTACTATGTCTTGTGTGTCCATGTTCTTTCCTTTGCTTATTAAAGTGATCCTATCGCTTAGGTTTTTTGCCTTATGTTTATCGTCGATTGACCAAAAAACCAGAGCTAACGAACTAGGATCGAATCCGAATTTAAAGGAGTATCAACCGACCTTGAGAGAATTATACACCACCGTAATATAAAGTAAACACATATTTAGGAAAAAATTGTATATATTAAAGAGGCGGTGGCGATCAAATATATCACACCGGCAAGGTAAGCTATGGCGTATTCTCTTATATGTTTTATCCAGGGTTCTGGGTCTAAAGGAAAACCCCAATGTATCCCTTCGTCGAGTTGACGGTGGCCCAAGGACCAGGGACTTTTAGTGAGTTTCCAGAGTTTTTTGGCTGTTTCCATTAGTTTTGCTCCTGTTTCTAAGTAAAAATAGTCTATTTCTAAGGGTAAAGTGGCTGTTTCTCCACCGCACCTCAAAAATTTGTATAAGTTATGTGAAAGTTATGTAAAAACAGGGGTATGGTATAGCTGAAACCCTTTAAAATCAAGGGGTCTTGTTTTCCTATATAGAGAATATTCACATCCCCTGAACCTGAGATTCTGTGATTTTACAAAAGGCTAATACGCAAAATTTTTCAAAAACAGAGGTGCGGAGGTGCGTTTGGGACGAAACCCTTTGTTTATAGGGGTTTTCACATAACCTGACAGAGGTGCGTTACAGGTTATGTAGGTTATGTGAAAAAAGGCTTTACTAAAACTTACTGTAGAGGATATAATTCAATTATGCCAAAAGGAAAATCAGGAAACATATCAGGCCGCAATGAGAAACATTTGACGCCAAAACAAATACGTTTTGCGAAAGAGTTTGTTTATAACGACGGCTCAAAAACCCAAACGGAGTGTGCTATTTCTGCCGGGTACGGTAAATCGAGCGCTCATGTTCGAGCTTCAGAGCTGTTAAACCCACAAAAATACCCGCTTGTTGTTCGCTATGTAAGAGAGCTCCAGGGGGAGGTGGATAAAAAATATGAAGTCACTTTTGGCAGACACGTTAAAAAGCTTGCAGATATAAGAGACATGTCTATCGAAAAAGGAAATTTAACAGCAGCTGTTTCAGCCGAGGTTCAAAGAGGTAGAGCAGCTGGTCTTTATGTGGAAAGAAAAGAAATTCGTACCGGCAGCCTGGATTCGTTAAGTGAAATCGAGATTAAACAGAGAATACAAAAGTTGTTAGGAGACTATAAACCTTTGCTAGAGGCAGAAGAGGCGCAGTTTACCGAATAGTTTTTTTGTGTAGCTCGTCGACGTATTCTTTAAACTCAGGTGTCATCCCAACAGCTTCTTTTGGTTTAGTCGCGTTGTCATATTCTTCCCAAGTAAGTGTCAGGCCCATAGTGTCTTCTAGTTTGTTAGCTATTCTTGGATGACTGTCTATCGGACAATCAATACACAAACGATAGCTTTTCTTTGCCCCTTTTAGACCGATTCTAAGAAAAGGCAGCAAGTCGTGTAGTTGGTTTTGGTTGATGGCATCAATTAAATTATTAGCCTGGTCCACTTCTAAATATGTTCGTAGTCTAAGCATTGTTTTTCCTCTCGTTTTGTAGAAATATAAGAGACCGCTTCTTTGCCTGTCTTAAATTACCTGTTCCAAGCTCTATGGTCTTCCCGCTTTTACTAACAAGTTTATATTCTCTAGTCTTATTGTCTTGAATAAGTTTGTGTGTTTCTTTAACCATTGTTTCGCTCCCGCTCTTTTTCTTCAATTAATTTATCCAGATACCATCTGCATTTATATAAATCTTCTAAGCCATTCTTGTGCTTATCCTTGTATCTAGCAATATATTTTACAATATTACCCTCAAGAAAGTCTAAAGCATAAGCTATAATGAAGTCGGTAACTTCTATGGTTTTTCGATAGTAAGGAGGGTTAATTTTGTCGGGTTTTTTATCTGGCATGGCGTGTTTTTTCCCAAAAGTGTCGTAAATCTCAGCCACGTTTTTTCTTATAAACCTCTTTTAACCAACCTGGATAGGTTCTGTAGTATTCAAACATGTTCAAAAAAGGAGTACGACCATCCAGTTGTCTTTCTAGTGTGTTTTCTGTGTACATGTCTTTTATAAACCAATGGAAATCGGGATCAGACTCTAATTCTTTTTCCATTTCTTCCCACTCCTTTTTCCTCCAGACTTTAGTCATTCTTTTTCTCCAATATTAAAGCTCCCAAGTTGTATTTATTAACTAAAAGACCTCTGTTAGCAAACTGCCCAGGACTAAACTCTGTTTTTTCTTGGTGTTCTTTTGATAAGACAACAGGTACTTTCGACCAGTTTCTACTGCTGGCTTTGTATTTCTTTATGTGGAGCCCTGCTTCAGTTATTTTTATTATACAGGCCAGCTGTTTACTCGTCTTTCCCCAGGGTACGTTTAAAAGATCGCCAACTTTTAGTTTGTGTTTCTCTCCCTTGTGTACAATGAAGAAATTATTTTCGTGTCGTTCAAACATATCTACTTTTTACCGTTTTTTAATATACTTTGTCTTTTTAACCAAAGCAACAATTCTGTATAAGCAGAGACCTGTCCAATGTATTCGCCGTGCTGTAACGATTCTGTTTTTGCACAGCGCATTTTATTTAAGGAAGAAGCCAATTCTTTGGTAAGCTTTTCTCTTATTTCTTCAGCCAGCATTTTGATCTTTCCTAAAAATAGCCTGTGCTCTACTGATGAGTAGGTCGTTTACATTGGGGTCGGGACTTGGGTTGAGGTTTTCCCAGTTTTTAGGTTCCCCTGTTTCTTCGTCCATTTCAAAAGAGACGTTGCCCCTGCCCCAACCAAGATAAACCAGATGTTTTCCGTCCGTTCTCCATTTAACTTTTGCACCGTTACTCATTGGGCCACCTCTTCCAACTCAACGGTTTCTGGTTTAACAAGCTCATTAATTTTAAACTCTCCAACAACTCTTGTAGGCATAATAATCACAATACCGTGTTCCGATTGCCAGATGTTAGAGCCTTCGCTACTGCCAGCAACAAGCGTCACAATAGGGAATTTTTTGTTCTCCCCTTTAAGTATGAAGTCTTTAAGCTTAGCTAAGTATCGTGTGTTAAAACCAGTTGGTGTGTTTAGATTAAGATTAGAGTCGATTACACGCTGCCAATCTGGGTAGTGTCCGTTTTGGACATATACTCTATCAGTCACAGTTTCTTCATCAACGGTTCTGACTATGTGTACCTGATTTTCAGAGTCATCTAGGTTTAACAAGTCAACTCTTTCTGAATCCGTTTTTTTCATTTGTGTGAAAACAGGAAGCAGTTTTTTTGAGTTGGGTTGATAGACGTCCAAAATAACCTCTTCAAACCCTTCTTCAGGCAACGCTTCTTTATCTTCATAAACACAAAGATAATGTCCGTTGGTGGCAACAACGTAGACACCACCAGCAGGTCTTTTTTCAATGTAGACACTATTTAAATAGAATCGTACATCTCCTTTTGCGGCGAAAGCACAGGCACGGCCCAGCATTTCTCCATTTAAATTATCAATATTATATTTCATATTAAACTCCCTTATATTTTGTTAATATTGTCCCATAATTATATACTATCTATCGTATATATTCAACTACTCTGGTATACTTTCCTTACTGTGGCGAAAAAAGAATCTTTGTTTTGGAAAAAAGTTAGGGCGAATCTAAAGTCGTTCGAGCTCATTCGTATAGAATCATGGACAAACCAGGGTATACCTGATGTTTTAGGCGTGTCTCCAGGGGGTGTTTACTTCACAGCTGAGCTCAAAGTAACCGAAAGTAATAAAGTTTCCTTCTCCCCTCATCAAATTGCGTACCACAAGCTCAGAGAAAACGCCCCGGCTTTTATCTTAGTCCAGGGTCTCTCGAAGAAGTACCCTAGAAAATATGGCTTGTATCTCTTTTCGGCTGATCAAATAGAGTCGTTGGTCGTCCAGGGACTAAAAACACCTGCTCTTTTGTCCTTTGACCAGGGTTCTTGGTCCAAGTTTGAAGAAGCTTGGACCAAGGTCATTGAATAACCTGTGGATATCCTGTGGACAACTGCTTGCTTGTCTTTTCTGAGGAAAAACACTGCGCAGCGGCCCCAGGGAAGCAGGACTCGCTTGTTTTTCCGGTCGGCGAAAAGACAATGAAGAGGCGCATCGGGCCTGCTTGCTTGTCTTTTCTATCTAAAAGAGCTGGGCCCCCTGGGAGGCAGCTCATCACTGGGCTTGCTTGTTTTTTCGGGGGGAGAAAAGACAATGGGCCCACGGCATTGCCAGGTGGGCTTGCTTGTCTTTTCTATCTAAAGAGTTGCAGCCCCCTGGAGCTGCGTGCTTCTCCGATCGGCGGGGCAGAAAAGACTGCTTGCTTGTCTTTTCTATCTAAAAGAAACCTGCCGGCAGCCCAGTGGGGTTTTGGATCAGGCACAAAAAAACCCCCGACATTTCTGTCGGGGGTTCTTGGTCGGTGGTTAGGAGATCA